GTCCTTGTAGGGGGTTTCTTAAAAAAGAGAGGGATAAAGCTTGTACAATCGTACAAGCTCTCCCTTCATCTTTACAAGTATCTTATCTGCAAGGAGTGCGCCCATACGGGTAACCGTATGAGAAGCTCTTTCACTAAATACCTTATCAGTGAAGGGTAGTGCCATTGTCCTAAAAGACATAGGCCACTCACCTTTACCTAAAGTATCAATGAAAAGGGCTTGCTTAGATAAATCAACCCACTTATCACAGATCTGACCATAACAGTTCAGAACTGGGATAGAAGATGGTAGATTATCTAAAGCCGGTGCCTCAATAGGTGGATTTTCTTTTGTGAGGATTTCAATAGTCAAGTCCAAGGCCAATTGGCCAAAAGGGATGGAAGATTTACTTTCCAAGGGATTATTCTGAGCGAACGCTTCGACAGCAACACTGGATAAGACATTAATTGCCTGATCTAGTGTTAACTGAGGAAGCTGGATATCAAAACGCCTGATAATGGAGTTCAAGCCATCATCAGCCGCTAGACGTCCACCCATGATATCAATCATGGTGTCGCAAAGATAAGCCCTTTCCTGAATTTTTGCTACATAAGTAGCGTTAAATCCAAGGACCACACTGTAAAACTCACCTACAGTAAAGGGGATTCCCTCTGGCCAGGACCAACCCTTTCTTGCTTCTTGCTGAAGTAGAGCTACCATTAGGTAAAACCTAGAGGAAGACTCAACTAAAGCAGAGATGGGAAAAGGTGTAATCTCGACACGGTCAAGAACCAATCGTTTCGCAAACTCGAAGAGTTTACTAGACTCATGGGACTTGATAGAGGAAATTTCTACCCCAAGTCGACTCATGACATCTAAATATAACCTAGCTAGAGAATGATCTCCAATAAGGATATCATCACCTAGTAAGACATATTTAGAGTTCTTCCAGGAAATACCCAGTTCCATGCAACACCAATACATAATGTAATGATGTGCTAAAGCAAAGGAGTTCCAAGAAGAATAGGCCCCCATCGGATTACCAACGGAATAAGAAATCTTAGACCCTTGATGATCAAATGGGAGACCGACCATG